AATAATACCCGAATGATTTGTTGATATAAGTAAATGGTGGTTGAATACATAGGATCCTCAAAACGTATTTATGGGTAATAACATCTTTGAAAAACTGGCGGAAAAATACCCCTTTATAACTCTGTGCGTTTACGCCAGCAACGAGTATATTGGAGTCGTTCAAAACAGAGACGATGCTGTTACAACCATCTACGACTTTGGCGCTGTGCTTACACAACAAGACAAACTGCAATTCCTAGAACTTGCCAACACTTGGTGGTGGGAAAGCAATCGTAGTATACCTATCAACATATTCTTGCGCGGAGAGTGGGATCAATTTAAATTTACGCTACGCACATTTTCAAACAAAGATCTTGAAATACTACATGGTCCTGTGTGCAGTTTGATAGACATTGCTCGCAAAAAGAACAAGCGCAAATCAATTACACTTGTACGTCGGCTTGATTGAGAATATTCATATGCAAGGCTACCAAGGCTGCGTAGCTCACAGCGTGTGATTTTTTAAACGTATAACCGCGCGATTCGTCCCCATCCCAAACTTCAGCAAACACTTGGTCCCAGGACTTACGCTGTAGGTGTGCTTTGCCCGGTCTAATAATACTGATAAAAGCAGCCATCCTGGGTATGGAGTCAGGTTGCATTGCTGCCAACAAATCCACATAGTTTCCCACGTGTACCAATTGGCTGGTCCAGGGTCTGTCGGTCCACAGTCTTGACCATGGGGGTGTTGCCGACAACATGGCTTTGTAGTGTGCAGTGTCGTGTATCAACTGATACACACTCATGTTCAACAAGTCAATTTTGAAGTAGCCACGCTGTTCTGCTGACTCATAGTCAATGGCCGCACAGCCATGTTCAGGATCTTGCGGAATGTCTGTGATGTAGATACCAGAATTGTGTCGACGTGGCCGACCGTCCACTACCTGTCTAGCAGGTGTATGACGAATCAGTTCTAATATCTTACTTCGATCCGGAACGTCAATGTCAATGTCTGCGCTCATATTCTACACAACGCCACAACAGTTTTTAATTGCTGTTCAGCCTCACGAACAGCACCAATGGCATCGGCCACAGCAGGATACTGTTCAGACATGGCACGTGTTTCTGCTTCTTCTTGCATCTTTTTATGTGCCCAATCAATAGCGTCTTCGGCATATGGATTGAGACCAACATAGTAATTACCCAGGTTAAGTGGTTGCCAACTACTGCCATTATATACTTCTAAACGTTGAGTGTTAATGTTATATTGTAATTGTCCAACGCCCATGTAATTACTATTGTTGACATAGTTACTGCCAGGGCCGCCGGTAACTGCCACATACTTTCCAGTTTGACTAATGTTTCCTATCATATTACCATCCTGCTTGTTTCAATATTAGTTTTGCGTATTCAGCGTCTGCGGCATAGTCTGAGAATTTCTTTTGCCATATGTCTGAGTCTATATAAGGCCATATCATGGCCACTTGGTCTGCTGTGAGTTCGCCTAGGAACTTCTGTCCTGATTCTGAGTTGTATATCACCCAAGGACTGATGCGTCCTGTTGTGACAGCATGGCACATGGCATGTGTGCCGCCATAGCGCAAACAATCATTGGCGGGTGCTGAGTGTTTTTCACTCCAGTCTATACCAAACTCCACTGCCCGGGCCAGTGCATCTGCTACTGCTTCTACCTTCAAGTAGTCTAGCAAGTACTCAGTGTAGATTTTGTCACTGCCCCAGTTGTCAATCTTTTTGTTGTGCTTCAACAACCACTCTGTGAACTGTCTGGGATTGATTGCCTTTGTGCCTACACAGTATCTGCCAAACTTTACAAATGCTCGATAGTAAGGTGAGTCTGCAAAGTCATCAAATGTTTTGAGTTTAGCCGATCCTTGCGCAATCTCATAGAATCTCAAATAAGATTGAAAGCCTAATTCAACACCACGCTCACTGCGTTCCGATCTGCGGCGCTTGGGCTCGCACATGTGAACGGCAATACTGGTCTCTCTTGCAAATTCTTTTTTACAAAAAGTACATTGATGACTCATTGTAGTATTTTATGCTCATTGATGTAGTTTGTCAAGTATGCATTCAGCACATGATGGTGGCCTTGTTCTGCATGCGTCATGTCTGGTGGTACATATGGAGACCCAGGAGGATATTTAGACCCGGACACACCTTGTTCGTGTTGGTACGCAGTGGCACGCCACTTGAATCCATGCACAATTTCTGGGCATGAATTCAACAAGGCTAGTTTGGGATTATGTAGATGTTCTTGATAAAGATTGTCTGCCTGTTGATACATTAGAATCTGATGTCCACGACTTTTTAAGTCATTAATAGTAGCCAACATGCGATACATTAAATCTTCAGTACGATCAACAATGCTGTATATTTCGCTTTTTAACTTGGTCTCTACAAATTGCGCACTGTCTTGCTCGGTCCAATGCATTTGCCATCTTGATTTGAATTCTTGATTTTGTGGATTGATCCAACGTCCTTCAAAAGATGTTTCTTCTTCGCAAATTGGCAGTTCAAGTCTGCTGACAAAAGTCATACCCAACACATAAAAGGTTGGCACAGTTGTGGCATAACTGTGTTTTAAAGTTGTTCTTAAAATTCTGCTGTTGGCGCTGCCAGACACGGTTATGCTTTGTGCAAAGTCAATGCCCAATTGAGTTTTTAGATTGACATGTCCGAGACCTGCGGCATATTTGTGCATATAACTGCACCCATTTACCACCAATTGTTTGTACTTCATTTGTCGTTGCCATGATCACGAATGTATTGATCAAGTTCTTTTTTGGTTGTGATACTAGCCAGCATGGCTAGTTCATCTTCTTTGTATGTGGGAAATAACTCCGCCAGTTGCTTTCGAATACTGCTGGCGCCTGTACCAGTTTCTTTTTTCTTGGGCGAGATCCAGTTGTGCCTGGGTGTGCCCATGTCTGGACTCACTGTGGTAGCACACAACCATTGCAGTTCAGGATGCCGGTTGATATTAAAGAAGTGTTTGTTCAATCGTTCGTTGGTGGAGATCAAATAAAACTCTTGCATCTCTCGTGAGCCTTCCACACATGACGCCCAACGAATCATGAGATAGTTAGAAAACTTCTTGCGTTCCTCTTCTGTGAGATCACGATAGAAGTTTCTATTCTTGCGATCCAGTTGCCGCATTTCATTGGCAATGTTTAGTTTATCGCTCATTTTTCAAATACCAGTCTGATATTTCCATCCAACCATTCGTTCCGGGGATCTAGATTCACATCAAAAATCAAATATTTGCAAGGCAAATTATCCATTTGAGTTCTTACATAGTGTTCGTAGTCTGCTTTGTTGTTTACAACCAACTCGTGTATTACTTTTGTTTCTTTCTCCACCATGCGTTGTAAATTTAAACTGAGAAATCCTCGACCGCCCGGTGCTACCATACTGATAAATTCTTTGCAGATCAATTGAAGCTCGCTCAGTGGTCTAAAATGCAAAGCATTGATTGAAAACACTGACTCAAAATAATTTTGATGAGCATTAACATATTCAATGTCTACTTGATCTTCGATATCAGGATAACAGACTTGATCACCACTCCTGTCCACTCCAATGATATTGGGAATATATTTTTTAAACATATTGGCTCCGCAACCTAAATCATATATTGAAGTTGGATTTTTTTCCAACAGAGGTTGCAAATAATAAAACGGTATCATAGAGAACCCTCTGGTCTGAGAAGATACTGCATGTCTGGGTGTAAGGCTATCAAAAAATTTAATTTTTTGATCCCACCATATATTATCAAAATCTTCAGCCACACTGTGATAAATTTCTGTTGATTCAAACTGTTTTTTAAATTGTACAGGATTGTAAGGGTTAAGATTTTGTCTCATTTTTCTACCTTGATCAACTTGTATATCATTATAGCACGGTCCAGGGCATCTTGTAAAGCAGGACTGGTCCGGGCCATGCGCCGAATTTCGCCCCACATTTTATCTTCCTGTATGTGATCAAACAAGGGCCTACCATCTGATGTTCTGCTATCATAATCAACATGATGTCCATTTACTGGATCATATGCGTAACCCATTAATTGTCTAGTGCTGGGATCAGCACCCGATTCTCGGGCATACACTTCATTGCCATTGCGCTCGTAGATGTAGGTGGCGCCAGGTTTAAGAGTTCCCATACTTGTAGCCATATTGAGTGTGTGCCCAGCGCAGGAAACGTTCTAGTCCTTCCTTGTCTTCCGGATAACTTTCCAAGTAAATCTTGGCCAAGCGATTGACAATTTCAAATATTTGTGGTTCAGTATAAGGCATATTACCAACTCTTGTTGTAGTCTACTATCTCACAGTTGCGACTAATGTCTTTGACAAAGTACACACAGTCAGGGTCAGGATCATCGTTTAATGGCACTGCAAGCAACTGTCCGTTCTTTAGTTTAGGTGCATACCAGCTCACTTCGTGATACACGTCTAGTATTTCAATGTCTGGGAATGACGGACGGAAACTTGTAAGTGGGTTGAACTGAAACACTCTAAAGCCACGGTCATTAATTGATGTCAGCGGCAGCACTTCCAAGTCACCTATTTCAGGCTCACCAATAAGGATTTGCCAGTCCATGGGCATCTTTATGGTGTTCTCACCAATACGTAGCACAAGTGCAGGTGCATTAAAACTCTCTAAAAAGATCAGCGGAATGAAATGATAATCTGGTTCTTGTGGGTTTGAGTTGTCTAGTATAGCAAACCGCATGTCATCTACTTCTTCAGGCAAATGATCTAGGTCGTAATGGATGTTGTCTAAGGTTAAAATTCGCATGTTGTTATAATATACTGTTGTGTGATAAAAGTCAACCTAACTTCATCCAATCAAGTTTCTCTTGTGTAAAAGGATAGTTGGCTTCTCGATAAAACTGTTTGCGCTTGGTCAAATGGCGCTTGGCGAATTTACAAGTTGACGTTATATCCCAGATTTGCACATGGTCTTTGTCTTCCGCTTTTCTAATACCTCGGCCAATGCTCTGGATGACTCTAACAAAACTTTTGCCAGGCTCCACAAGAACAAGGTTGAAAATCCTAGGAATATTAATACCCACGGCAGCCACACCATATGTGGCCACGATGATTTTATCAGTTGCCTCAGCCACTTCATCATACTCAGCTTGCCTCTTTGATCCTTTGGTAGCACCAGATACAAACACCGCCTTGTCTCCCAGCCTTGCAACCAATTGTCTCCCACACTCGGTTCGATCTACCAGCACCAAAGTGTTGCCTGTTTCGTTGACTTGACGAACCAAGTCTGCCATGGTGTCTAGTCGTCCAGACTCTTCCAGCAGGTATTTGAGTTCGCTCTGGTAGTCTTTGTATTCCACGTGATCAATCAATTGCACAATGTTCACATGGCAGTTGGCCAACACACCTTGTTGTTGCAGTTCACTGGCGCTGAGTTTGCCAATCACCGGACCAAGGCTTACAAGTAATGCTTGGCTTTCAAACTTTTCTTTGGGCACAGTACCGGTTAATCCCCAGCGAATCGGCACTGTTGACATCACGCCTGTGAGTAAAGTTTTTAGTGCATCTGCTTTGGCCATGTGTACTTCGTCTACAATAACGCACACAACGTCTTCAAGAAACTCACCAATGGTGCAGTCGCCTACTCCGGCCTTGGTGTTCTTCAACAAGTTGTTTAGACTTTGCCATGTGCAAATTGTGTGCTGGCGGCCGTATTCTTTACGATCGCCAAAGTACACACCAACATCTTGTTGCATGTTGATATAGTCTGCTTCGGTTTGTGTGACCAAACTTTTGTTGGGCACAATAACAATACTGCGCCCATATGGTGCCACAGCATTGCTCAAGGCCGCTGTCATGATTGTTTTGCCTGCACCTGTGGCCACTTCCTGTATGCACTGTGGATTGGCCAGGAAGTTGTTGACAATTTCAACTTGGTAGTCACGCAACATAATGGGTTGACCTGCGGCTGGATGTGTCTTGGGCCACTTCACATGCGCAAAACTTGTTTCTGTCACCTGCTCAAAGTTGAATGTGTTTGAGTAGTCCCGTTGGTCATCCAGTTCAACATCATAGTCAAACTTCTCAAGTATGGGCATGATCTCTGGCAGCAAGTTCACATAAGTTGACCCGCCCAGTTGAAAGTATGCCACCTTGCCATCCCACCGTCCCAGTCTCACTGCTGGCAAATAACGTGCGGCAGGGTTTTCATATTTGAACGCATTAACTAGAGCTTTGCGAGCATCCAAGTCTAGGCCTTCAATCTTGATGTTTACTTCATCACGTATTTGTATTGTGCATCGTTTCATATGTATTGGGCTAAGTCTGGGAATGTGTTCTTAAAGTCTAAATTTCTATATCGATCGTGCTGTTGCACAAACTGTTTAAATTGATCAAACAAATTGCTGTCATCTGTATTTTGCATTAGATTTGCCCAGGTGCGTACATCTTCAATTGTACTTGATTGCAATTTATTTACAATGGCCAACTTAGCCAGTTCTGGCCACACTGAAGGCCTTAGCCAAGCAGATGTATGTACCTTGCCCATCCAGGGTCTGGGCAGTCCTTTTTGTTGACACCATGTTACAAATTCTTCTATGTAAAATATATTAAATGCACTCACAGCATGTGCCACACTGAGTTTGATGTTTGATTGCTGCTGTTGTAATTTGAGATATTGCTCGGCATGTTGATTCAATGTACTCCAGTCTGCCGGATATCTTAGATACTCAAATCGATTGTGTACACCATCAATGCTCAACTGCAAGTCAATCTCGGCAAAGTGAGTCCATCTATTCAACCAACTTTGATCAGGAAAAATTGTAGCATTAGTAGTATAATGAATAGAAATATTCTTTGCTTGCCCGGTGTGTATGTAATGATCTAGCAACGCTTGGTGCTGTTCTATATTGGACAGCATGGGTTCGCCGCCGTGCATGTCTATGTGTATCAAGTTAGGAGCAATGCTGGTGATATTGTTGATTAGATCTTTTCGAACACTTTCGATGTTTTGAACTTGTATGCCATAAACATCTTTGTATTCTTTGATCCATTTACTGGATGCAGCCGGACCACATATAATACATTTTAAGTTGCAGGTATTGCCCAGGGCCAAACTCACAGTCAGTAAATCATTACTGCCAAAGTCATAATTGTCATAGTGACGTTGCCATCTAGTGTAATCCAGTTGCCGTTTGCTTTCAATGCCACTGTGTTCTTCAATTTGGCAACGTTCGCAGCCTGTGGGCCACACACCTGCTTGAAATTGTTGTTTGACTGTGGACAACATTGTACTTTGTCTGTAGTCATCTATAGTGTGGTGCTGTATGTTATAAGTCTGTGCATAAGACTGGCTTTCAAATTTACAACAAGGTAGAATCTCCCCAGTGGGCAGTATTTCCAAATTACTCCAGGGTGCATGACAAAATGTCATATTATGAACACACCATTTTGTAAATCTTTCCAATTTTGATACAAGTTTTTGCCGGCATTTTTTAATATTGGGTTATGTAACACAGTACCGTCTTGTATAGATTCTAATGTGATAATTCTATCAGTATGTTGTATCACAAGGTTAGAAAAATCAATCATTATTTGAGCATACTGTTCTACTGAATTGACTCCGCAGGCTGAACACATTTCATCCCATACGTGCGGGCGATGTAATTCTTTAAATCGAATTGCTGCCCACTTGGCCACAGTTGGATCTTGCACAGTGATACCAATAATATTGTGCCCGCGTCTAACATGATATTGTAGATCATGGCTGGGAATTGATCGATATTTGTTTGTTATTTCATTGAGATATTGATCTTTTTCTTCATCATTTACAAAAGTGTGTGGTTTCTTAAACCGCAATCGATCTTGCTCAAACATCACGGCCTTGTTTTGAAAGTATGAGCCTTTGCTGTCGATCAATGCTGTGATCAAATCTCCGCAGGTGCCACCTGCATAACAAATTATTTCTATCATGTTTCCACGCTCCATGGCGTTCCTTTGTACACAAACCAAAACTTCAAATTACCATTTGTAGTGTCTGGATTTTCCAGTTGATCATAATATCCATTTTGATCGGGAATTTTACGAGCAAAATTTATATCATGCCAAACCAGTTTTAAATTGCACCGTGCTTCTAATGCCATTGCCCACGTTAGATAATACTGTTGCAAATCTGTAGTGAGTCTATTCACTCCAGCGATCTGAGTGTCTCTAAAACTATAAAAGAATCTACAACCAGTATTCATCACAGCAGTGTACTGTTCACAATAGCGAGCAATGTTTTCTGTTTCAGTCCAGATATCGCCACGATTGTTTACCACAGCAAAGTTATCTGCACGCCAAGGCAAGTTTTTCAATTGATCACGTGTGCATACATGCACCTCAGGATAAAACGTTTTGACCACAGGATGCATTTCCACTGACTCTATTTCAGGCCATATGTCTTTTAAGTAGTATCCGGCACTGGCAAAAAACACTGTGCGACCCGGCTGGCAATTCTGTAGTATAGAGTAATCGTATTCATCAATCAATGCCTTGACAGGATTTTTTCTATTCCACAACCAGTATTGGTGTTTGAGTCTGCCCAGTCTGTATCTAATGTATTGTGTTTTCCAATCATCACGCATGGGCTGTTGATCAAAAAATTCAATCAGTTTGGCCATTGTGTTTCCTGATAAAATAGTGTCGATCTGGCACTGCCCATGTAAAGCACCTGCCATAGTCTTCAAAGTCCAAACTCAAATCCACAACATCTGCGTCGGGCAAATTCTTTTTTAGCCATTGTGTTATGGCTACAGTGTATTTACTGTCCAATGTGACGTCATGGTAACTGTTGTCTATGTTGATGTAGTGTCTATTCAAGCACAAGTACAACGCCGAACATTGGTCCAAGTGCCATTGAATCTTTTCAATAATAATGGGGCAAGGATATCTGCTGAACTTTTGATCTGTTATTACAACAAGATCAGCATCGGCACTGTGTTCTACACCAACACAATCACCAAACACATCAGTATCTGCTTTGAACCGCACACGTTGGTAGCCGTTGAGTGTTATAAAATCTCGTATCTGGCGCTCGCGCCGTAGTTCAACTGGCTCTGTAAAAAAGTTTCTTTGCAATCGATTAAAAATGCGGGACCATTTGTACAGTGCCCTAGTGGGCTGAACTATGATTTGTTTTTGTGGGGGTGCAAAGTGCATATTGTATATAGTAACACAAGCACAAACAAAAGTCAAAAAAACAGGCTCCGAAGAGCCTGTATAAAAACCCGGGGCGGAGCCAACCAATCCCCGGGATATCTCCACTCACTCACTGATCATCAAGATCAAAAATGCCAACAATACTCCTAACACTGGGTGGCCGAAAAACACTAGCATTAATACAGCCACCCAAGCCATATCAGGCACTTTTCATACATGTAGTCTCTGCAAGACGCTTCCAATTGCCGGCAAAGCTCTTGCGCAAGTCTGCAATCTTCAATGCCATACGCAGGCTCATCTCACGCAAACGATTTTGGTTTGCTTCCATGAACTCAATGATCTCGTCCTGCACACAGGGTTCAAAATCATAGTCTGCAAACAACACGCCGTCTTTGGCAATTTGTTTGATACGCAACACTTTGTCACGCATAGTGTCAAGTGTCAAGTCAAGATAGTGACAGCGTGATTGCAGTGCATCCAAGTGATCACGCAACTTTTGACTCTTCATCTGATCAAACTTCAAGTTGGTAATAAAGATCACACTGCCTTTGAACTCGAAACGATCTGGAATGCCTTCGCGGCGCAAAGTGCTGGACTCACTCAACCATGAAATGGTACGCTTCTTGCCGGAGTCCAATGCACCCTTCAGCAAATTCAGTGCCACGTCATCAAGCAAGATTGAGTCACAGTCATCAAACACCAACACACAATTATCGTCTGAATATTTGTACAGTGCTTGATACAAGCCAATGGGTGTTGCTGAGCCTTTGACAACTTCAGCACGGAGGCGCTTGCCTGCCAATTTGTCAAACAGTGTAGCCTTTTCAATCTCTTGCTCAACACCAAAGCTCTTGCCAACTCCGGGCGGACCTGACACAATCATAGCACGGATGTCGCCGTTGACACAGGCTTTTGTCATCTCATGCAAGATGTCAAAACGCTCACGAATACGTGTCATAATTTGTTCTTCTGTCTCTGCCTCTACTTGGGGCTTGGCAAATGCCACTGTATTTTCTTTGCTCACTGCATCTCCATTGACATACTCGATGTCGCTAATGTTGTTGACTTTGATACGGATGGTGTCGGGGCAGTTGGGAAATGCACCGTTGT